ACACCACGTTTTAACTTAGGTAAAATTTTACCTTCAATCGTTCCTGCAACAGGATCTGCTACGAAACTAAACTTAATGGCTTTGTCAGTCTTTGGCACAAGTATGCCTCCTTGTTTTTATAAGTATATCATAACATATAAAAAACACAAGATGTGTATATCTTGTGTTCTTTGTGTAATATTTACAATTGTCTACTTAAATCCTTGACCTAAACTTGGATCTTGTTGCATTGCATTCTTTTCTTCAATTAAGATTGTAATTGCTTGTTGAGCAGCTTGCTCTTCAGATAATCCTTGCGATAGTAACCGACTAAAGATCGAAGCAAAGTTAGTAAGGTCAGCCACCAATGTTTCAGCTGTACCATCTTGTTCATTCTTTTCAAGTCTTTGTAAGAACAAATCTTTTTGTGGAAAGTCTGAGTACTTAATAAGATCTTGTGGCGTAATAATCTGTGGCTTGATTTGATACTGTGCTTGCATTTCGTAGAGGGCTTTTGCAGAATCAAACAAGTTTGCTTGGTTCATTGGCAATAGTGTCGACGCCGCAATATTATAATCAAACTTCATACCGCGTTCACGTAAGACATCAAATTTAATATTACGTTGTTCAATAACTTTATTTGTACCTGTTGCCGATAGTCTTGGAACGGTGTAAGTTTTATCTCCACCATATGCAAAGTAGTATTCTAATACAAGTTTAGTTAAGTCTTCACAGAATTCTTCAAGTAAAGTAATCCGTGAGTTATCAGTAAGCATGGTTACGCGTGCTTGGAATGCTTGCGTTGCTCCAGTTGTTTGAATACTGTTTGTCATACGACCTTTATAGTATGGGTCAACCCCTGTAACTTGGAAGATAGATTGTTCTAAACGTTGTTTAATGTTACCTAAGTCAGGAATAACTGGAACATCTACATAGTAAACTAAATTACGTGGGTCACCTTTGGTTTCGAACGAAGCACCAGGAGTACCGCCGTAGTCAGCAAACGATCTCATGTTAATGCGTCCGTCTGTATTTACAAAGCGTACGCGATTAAGTACGCGATAAGGCTGTGTTGCTTCCATCGAGTCAAGCATGTTAAGGGCAACAACTGTATTAAGAATCTTCGTTAGCTTTGAGTTTCCATAAGGATTACCGTCTGGACGTTGAGGAGTGTATACAACTACTGGGAACCGTTTAAGTGGAATGTTTAAGTTTTCATAAATAATCGTATCTTCATTTAGCATAAAGACTTGATCGATGCTACCTTTTTTATTACGCATAAAACATTCAACCAAAGATACTGTGCGGTTGTTAGTAATTGTATTATTTTCGTAACCAGCAATACGATTATTAGCAGTCTTATCACTCATAACACCTTTATACTTGTCCATAAACTCTTTGACGCCGTCTTTAAAATCAGGGTTATCGACTAAGGTATCAATGTTAACAGCGCGTTCAATAAAGATTGCTTCACCGTCTTTATAGGAATCAACACTTGGATCAAAGTAAAGTTCTTGTGGTGACATTGCTTTTAGTTTAATGTGGCCTTTTGCACTGTCCCAGTCTACGCGCATCGCTCCTACATTATACAACTCAGCGTTTTCGCCGACGTGTAAGAATTTATTTTTCATTCCCCACTTACTCCAGTTGTAAGCAATAAATGCGTTAAGATCTTGTACTGTTTTTTCATCTTGAATATATCTAGGAGTTAATGTCCCAATAAACGAACCACTATAAATAGAGTTCATAAAACCTTGAACAACATATTCAAAGTAGTTCCAGTCTGGAGTAATACTATATTCTTTTAAGTTCTTTTTAAAGTAAGCCCAAAACTCGCCTTTATAAAGTGAACGAATTAAACGCCACTCACGTAGCTGTCCTTGTTTAAACGCGCGATACTCATCAAACTTTTGTTTAACTTTAAAAATGTCGTAGGTAAACTTAGGCATTATTGTTTACCTTCCTTTTTCTTAGGTGGCTCAGGCATAACTGGACCGTCCATAATTTCTTCAAAGGTTTTAGCAATCGCATCATTTTGACGTTGCGTACTTGCAATAATTGATTCTTCAATTTGTTTTTGACGAATGCGTTCTTTTTTTGCAGCTTCTTCTTTTTGTTGTTCAGATAATTCTTCTTCAGCTTCTTCTGGGTTATCGCCAATGGTACTGTGCTTCGCAGCATTAATAATTGCTTGAATAGGTAAAGTAATATCCCCATCGTTATCAGGAGTTCTGTCTGCTTTATTAATCGTAGCTTTACTTCGGGATATACGCGTCGAGCGGTTTGTTAAAGTTTTCTTCGGTTCCTTCATCATTTTCGTCATATACACTAGTTGCATATATTGGCCCACTGCTACTAGGATAAGTAAGATTACTGCCAAAGCTGTTAGAATTTCCATCGTTTATGTTCTCCTTTAATGGATCATAATATTGAACTGTCTTTTTAATTATAGCATTCTTTTGTTTATCATGAACGAAAGCTTTTCCATTAGGCAAGTATACATTAAGTTTTAATTCTTGTAAATTATGTGGCAACTCAACAACAACAAACTCTAACGCAGTGACACCGTGGTCATTACCATCTTCAGGTTTGTCTGTTGGCGTTCCATTTTTATCAAGTTTAAATTTATAGTTAAGTGCTTCATCAATTAAAAACTCACAGGTAGAAAATACTTCCATCTGATTATGGTTAAGTAATGAATTCATTTTAATAATGCGCGCATCATGTGATGCAAACGATGGTTCAAAGTACAAACCTTCGGCTTCAAACATACTACCAATCGTCACTAAGTTACTTTCGCGTTTGCTATAACTACGTCCATCAAATCTAGGTAACATAAGTAAGCCGTCAAGATCAGTCCCATTGATTTTAGCTTCTTTACGATACTCTTTTGCTAGCGTTTTAATATCAGAGTTGTTGATACGTAGTTCATCATACACATAAAGCTTCTTGGTTTCTGTAGAAAATGCTGTGTAAATCACGTGAGTTGGGTCATTTATACCATAATCTACTCCAATTGCGTAGTATAATACACGCTTTCCTGACTCGTCAAAAGCTCTAGGGAGCGGGTGCGGAGCAACAATACTGACCCCAAAGTTAGGAAATACCAGGTTACTTGAGAAGTTAAAGCTACCTTTATAGTATTGTTGGATGTATGCTTTGGATTTTCCTCTAGTTTGTTCCTCTTCATACGTAGCAGGTAAGTAAGGGTTAGCACTTGTAGAGATAATCTGTGTATACTTTTGCGGATCTCGATCCTTGTTATACTTATACCCTTCGTTATATGCGTCTCCATAAAACTCTACAGTAGCAGAATCAAGTAAAAACTTAGACTTAACCCAACCTGAGTCTGGGTTTGTTTCTAAGTTAATGTGTCGAGCATCAATTCGATACTTAGGTTTAAAGATTTGTTGGTTCGGATCCCATTGCATAACAGGTTGTCCATTTGAATCTGTTTCAGGAATCATGGCATTGGTATTACGAATACGAGATTGTAACATCGTAAACGCAGCGAAGTTAACATCAGATGATTCTACAATCACCGCCATTGTTAAGTTAATGGATTTAAGTTTAGTTTCATCATCAAACGAACGAAACAATATTTCAGACCCGTTCGTTAATTGGAGTTCATGCTTTTGATCGTTCTTACGTCGAATAAGTTTCATAGGAAAAATACTATAAAACTCTTTGACAAACGTAGCTTCTAACGCTGGGTATGTTCGTGCAGTTACTGCAACACGTGCTCCAGGTATTAACATGATATGTTTAATTACATCTTCGATGTTGGCACGAGACTTACCAGAGCCGTATCCACCTGCTGTCATCTTATAACGTTCACGTCTACGTAAGAACATTGCTTGATATGTTGTTGGTTTGAAAGTATTAATTAATGTTCCACACTCTGGGCATTCTTTAAACGTACTACTTTCACTACCGTTAACGGCTTTAGCTGCTACTAAAGGTTTGTTACAACGTGGGCAATGTTGAATATGACTGACATCAATATACTGTGGAGTTGCTTCTGCTAACGACGCTTCTGGTTTGATAGAAACACTTTTGGTAATATCAAAAACTTCACCTGTATCTTTGTCTACTAAATGCTGCTCATCAAGGATTGACTTAGGCATATTATAATCCTAGCTTTTTGTTTTCAGCAACAGGCGGTAAGAA